CAAGGAGATGCAATGATCGCCGCTGTTGATGCTTACATGAGCCTTGGTGACGATGGAGTTAACAAAGAAGCCGCAGGACAGTTCACCCAAAGCGTCATGCAGGGCAATATGAACTCTCCGCAAGCCCAACAGGGAATGATTAATAACATGGTTGGAGGTGCGGCATGAGCATTAGAAGTGCGCGAAAGGCTGTCGAAATTGGCGGAGGATTAATTAAAGACTTAATGGTTCTTGATGCCGCCAGAAGTAAAAGCGCCGCAGAAGCACAACAACAACAGTTTACTAATCAACTTGCATTGGCTCAATTAGAAAGTGATCAACTTACAAGAAAGACAGAAGTTCTTACTACCGCTTATGCCACTCAAGCAGATGCTTACAAAGGTCTTCAACAAGCATTAGTTGAAGATAGTGACTTAGCAGGTGATGAAGGATGGATGAGAAATTATGAAACTGTTTTTCAAAACCATCTACAAGCACGAAATATGTTGTTTGCAGAAAATGGAATTACTCTTCCTGAACTAACTGATTCATTTGATATAGCAAGGCATGAGTTAAGTATTCTTCCGTCAGATAAATCTATTTGGATTGATGGCACGACAGACAAACTAATAAAAGATAAATATGGTTTAGGTGACGAAGCCATTAAAGAAGTTAAAATTGCTTGGGTAGGACTACAGCCTAATGCATCCAAAGAAGCACAAGAAAAATTTAACAAGCAATTAAAATTGTGGTCTGACAATGTATTGATTGATGGTAAGCCTGTTGATTCATTTCCTGAAGTTCCAGAACACGTAATACCGCTTGAAGAACAGGCGTTAGAAGGCACAGGGATATTGGGAACAGCCGGAGAATTCTTAATTGGCGCCAGCGGCGCCGCAGCATTTAGATTGGCTCTAACAAAACTTATTCCTAAATCTTTTTGGGCAAAACTATCCCAAAAATTAGAACCAATTAAGCCTTATAAATTAAAATATGACTCTACTGGAAGGCCTGCTTTTCCTCCCGGTCGTCCAACATACGAACAAGGGCCTTCAGCAAGGATTGATAACATCCTAAGAAAATTTGGATTAGATGATGTTAAACCGCCAACAATAGGAAAAGGTGGTATAACCCCATTTGGCAAAAAGGTTCTTGGATATGGCTTGACAGGCGCAGGTCTTCTTGCGGCTGATGAAGTATTTGCAACAGAAAAAATGTTGGAGGGTTCGTTATCTCCTTCTGTTGGAATGGATTCAAACGTTATTCCTGAAAGCGCAGTACAAGAACTTCAAAACTTAGACAAACAATTTGGTACTGGCACTGGTGGGCTGATGTCTCTTGCTGACACTATTGAAGAAAGCAAAGAGCCAACTATATCTCAACAAGTAAAAGAATTTTTTGATATGTACATTCTTTACATACAAGAATACGGACAGAGACAAGCAGACCAATACATGTCAAGAGCCTTTGAGTTATTGTCAGACGCAGAAAAACAAGAAGTTACAGAAATACTACAATAGTCTGAAGCCTTTGCCTAAGACTAAGAGAGAGAACTATGGTTGAATATTACAGGGAAGGTGCGCTTGTAGGACAAGAAGTACCAACTACAGATACTAGAACGCAATATGAAATAGGAATGGAATCTCCTATGGGATTTCAAGATATTGCTCCTCTTGCAACATATCAACCATCTCAGAGAAGCGACATTGGTTTAGCCTTTTCTAAAGGATCAAGGCTGTTGCTTGGCTCTGGAGTAACTACGTTCAAAGGATTTACAGGCTCTCTATTAAAAGAGTTTGGACTAGAAGAAGCGGGAGCAAGATGGCTAAGTGACGCATATCAATCTGGATTACTCATGGGTATGGATGTTAATGAGATTGATGAGCAACTTAAAGGCCCTAAGAATCTAGGCGAGATCGAAGATTGGAAGGGTGCTATTGCTTGGGGTATGAACGCTGTAGCAGAACAAGTTCCAAACTTGATGACTACGTTTGCCCCCGCTGTTATCGGAACTGTTATTTTTAAAAGACCAACGCTTGGAACTGTTGGCACATTAGGCGCAATAGACTTTCTTAATACCGCTGAAGTCTATACCGACCTACTCATGGAAACTACTGAAAGCAGACCCGCTGTTGCGGCAAGCACTGGGGCTTTAATGAGCCTTTTAGATATGATAGTTCCCATGAGAGTCTTAGGAAAAATGGGTTTAGGAAATGATTTTGCCAGTTATTTTGGCAAAAAAATTAAAGACCCTAGAAGCGGTTGGCCTCAAATGATTGGTGAGATGCTTGCTAACGGAGCAAGAGAAGGCGTAACAGAATACGCTCAAACCATGATGGAAGGAATGGCCCTCAACTACGTCAAAGAAAATGACAAACTCTTTGAATTCACACAAGCCCAACAAGAAGAGCAACTAGAAGCAGGTGCTAGGGGCGCTCTTGTGGGTTCCCTCCTTGGAATTCCAATATCCTACGCAGGCAGATCAGCCAGAAAAAAAGCAAAAGAATATAGTAATGACGCACTAGACGATCTAGTAAATAAAAATATCAATGCAAACAAAGAAGATGAGGCCGCTCTTGGCGGAGAAGGCTTTGTTTTGCATGGAGATACTACTGTAGTAAGTACAGCAGAAAAAAGAATACTTGATGAAGAAGGCAAGCGTTTATTTAAAGAACCACTACGGTCAGAGTGGGTTGTTAATTCAAAGGGAGAGCAAATATTACGACCAAATTCTGAGTATGAAAGATTTCTCAGAACTGGTGAGATTGAACCTATTCGTTTTGGGGAGATTGCTAGAAGGTTTCAAGCAATAGAGAAAGGCGAAGACTTTATGGTTACGCCAGAAGAGGCAGAAGTTTACAGGCGTAAAGGAATTGAGATTCGTAAACTGATAGAAAAGTTTAACGACCAAGATAGAGTTAACGAAATAAATAAAAAAGCAACTGCTAGGTTAAAAAGGCTTGGCATAGATGCTATCTATAATTACAATGTAAAAAGCCATGATCCAGAAATTTCATGGCTAAGACGAAAAGCAGTACAGGATCGTTACGATCCAGAGCCTGTTGTTCCTACTGGTGATCCATCAGAACGTCCTTTAACTATAAACCCAACTACAATTTCTAGGCTACTAAGGATAGGCAAAGAAAAAAGGGCAAGGAAAGCGGCAGATACAACTGCTCGTATGCAACAGCCATCTGAAGAAAAATATAAATACAAAGCAACAGACCCCATTGTTGCTACAGTAAAAGGAAAGCAAAGACTTCCTCTTGGGTTGCCACAACAAGAAGACAGGGATCAAAGAACAACTTCAGAAGCAAAGAAACTTGGTTGGAGTATTGACAACACGACTCTTGTTGTTACTTCAACTGGAGATGCTAAACAAAAAAATAATAAAAATGAATACAGAAGTGTATATGAAAATCCAGAGTACATTGTAAAAAAAGCAAGTCCAGAAGGGCCTACAACCGCAGACTCTGCAACAACTTTATCAATATCTGACTGGGTTGTTATAGACAAATCAGATGGCTCAGTTATAAAACGAGTACCCGCAGGTAAAACTACAAGAGAACAATTTAATAAATCTGTCGAAGCGGGTAAGCCTATATTTCCTGTAGAAATTTATATGGAAGGGGAAAGTAATTTACGGCAACTTATTAATGAGTTTGCAGATACAACTTACGATCCTAGAGTTGAGCCTCAAGAAGTAAGCGATCTTGAATCTCGTTCTTTAGAACAGTTGCTTTCAGTAACGGAAAAAATAATTCCTACTGTTGGTAATAAGATAAGACTGTTTAATAAAAAGAAAGGTGTATTTTCAGATGACATTGTGTACACTCTTGACGAGCCTATTAAGAAAATTACAAATAAAAAGACTGGTGCAATAGGTAAAAGATATGTCGTAACTCCAGTTGCTGGGGGAGTACAAAAAGTTATTGATCTGTATCCTAAAAAAGCACCGACAGTTGAGGAAACAAAAAAGGCTAAAGAAGTTTTAGAAACAAAAAGAAAAGAAGGAACAGAAACTAAAATAAGAAAGCCTGACGAGTCACTTAAAGGCGATTATATTTTTGTAGATCATCTAAGGTTTGCCCAATTACTTAGGGAGTATGACGAAACTCGCACTACTGACGAAGAAGCATACGTTCAAGACCCACTGCGTACCGAAGAAGATCGCCAAGAATTTCTTGCAGAGGCGAGAAAAGATGAGCAGTATGATGTTGACGTAACAGATACTGGCATAGAAATAGAAAGAATTGAACCAAAGCCAGACGAGTCTGGAAAAACTTTGCTTGCAGGAGAGCAGGTTCAAAGTAACCGACAGGTTCTAGTTGAAGAACTAAACAAGAACAAAAAATTTAAACAAAACTTAATCAAGGTGTTAACTAGGTTAGAGTTTTGGAATGCCAGAGCGGCAAAACTTTCTAAGCAAACTACTGATGCTGAGAAAAAGGGAATAATTTCTGACGAAACTTTTGAGGATGATGTTCCATCTGATTTTGATTTCCTTGAGAAAAGAACTATAGGAAAAAAAGAAACTAGCATACAGGCTTTCTTCAACAAAAAGGAAAAGAACTTTGCATTACTAGCGGGTTCAGATTTGGATAATATAAAAAAATGGGTAGCCAAATACGCTAGAGAAACAAGCAAACAAATAAATAAAAACATTGAAGACGGTATTATATCTGAAAAAGATTACGCTAATAAAGAACTTGAGGTGGGCAGGTACATTGATGAACAAGTAGGCGTTATTACTGCAAGAGAAAAACCTGAAACTACTAGACAAGAGGGTATTGATGTAACAGCCATTGATCCTAGAACAGGGTTGCGACCTACTCCTGAAACTTTTAGAGTAAAGTTAACTCCATCTGCCGCTAAAAAATACGGACTAGCACCAAATGTTTTTTATGAATGGGAAACATTTTCTTTTCCTCAGTGGGGAGAATCAAGAGATGACTTTATAAAAGTTGCGGGCCAACTAGTAAGGCAAGTAAGAAGGGGTGCAGAGTCTTCTGAGATTGTAAATGTAGAGAAGAAGCGCACTATTAAAAAAATAAAGCGTGATGACTTTATAGAAACAGACCCAAGTGTTCTTCCAAATACTGTACCAAATAAAGAAGGAATAGATCAAGCATTTATTGATCCAAAGTCTGGCGTATTTATAGTAAGAAGGGCGGTAGATGTTGGCGAAGGCGCTTCACGATACGACATGTATGACTTTGAGGTTTACCTTACTTATAACGATAAGTTAGAGTACCAAGGAAAGATTCAAAATTTAAACGAAACATTAGTAGAATATGAAGCCATGTACGTTCCTACAGAAGAAGGGCCTCTTACCACTGCTTTAGTTAAAAAAATAATTCCTGTTCAAGTTTATATTGAAGCAATTAGAACAAGACCACCGGGAAAAATAAAAAAGAAAAAAATTAAAGAACTTATAACGACTGATCGCTTTGGAACAAAGGATGAAGTTGTACAAAAAATAAGTTCGGGTGATTTACAGAGAGTACTCAAACTAAAAGATGCAAAAGTTAAAGTAAAAGTTTCTCCTTCTATTGTCGCTAAAATTAATAGCGAAAGAAAAAATCTTGGCATGAATCCTATAGAAACAGATGCCGAGTTCGATGTATCTTTGTCAAGAAAATCGGATAATGTAATTGTTAATTATGAAGGATCAATAAGGGAAATAAAAGCATCTTCAGTAGTTGAGTTATCGGTAGAAAGTTTTGTTCCTAACAGAGTGGGTGCGATTGAGCAATACACTACCTACTTGGAAAGAACCCCAGAGACAAGAGGCGCTCGTCTTATTGCATCATTTAAAGGGGAGTCTGGACAAGACATGATCGCTTACTCAGATTTTCTTGAAGAGATGTACGGAGATACTGCACATAAGTACGGTATGTTCGGCACAGAAAGAGAAAACATGGTTGAGGCTAGGACTAGAGAGTTTGACAAGCATTCAGGTGAGAAAGTAATGCTTACTCTTAGCGGCGGTCAAGAAATTGTAGGGACTATTACTGGAGTTTCAGATGGCACTATAAGATTTTACTATCCTAAGACTGTTAAACCTGTAGAGATAGATGTATTAAATGTAGAAAGATTTCAACCCCTCCTGAAAAAACCAACGTATGTGGCGCAAGAAGCAGTAGATGACTCTATAAAAATCTCTGGCAACATGGTTGTATTTTCTCCTGCTACCCCGGAGAAGAGAGAGTTCCAAACAGAAGATGAGTCTCCACTTAAGGTGCAAGTTTTTTTGAGGAAAGATGGCACGTATCGCATAACTGTAGATGGGGTAACGGAAGAGACTGATTTAAGTGCAAAGGGTACGGTTGATTTTCTTAACGATCTTAACAAATCTTCAAAGGGAAACATAAATGTTTACAAACTTCCAGATGGCATACGTAAAATAGAAGTTGCACCAGTGTCTCTTCAGATAGCAGACAAGATAGACCAAGGATTTGTTGGCCCTATGCCAAAGGACAACATGATTAGATTTGTATTTGAAGTTGGAGGGGAAAAAATAAATCCACTTACAGGTACAATAGAAAAAAAGGGTTACGGAAAAGATGTTTCTTATGAAACAGTGGCAGACCCATTAACTGGATTAAAATATAAAAGAAGGTCAGACCTAGTAGAAGCAGTAAGTGACAATGATGTTAATGCTTTAGAAAAAGATGTAGATAAAGAATTAACTCCCACCGTAAAGGCTCTTGGTAAGGTTATTGAAGAGGTTAATAAGGCAGAACAAATTGCTCTGGAAGAAAAAGAAAACAACATCCAAAGGGATAATTACACTGCTAGAATTTTGCCTTACGAAGAAGTTTCTTCAAAGCCATTTTCAATTCTTCCTATTGGTCAGGAATTTGTAGACAGAAAAGGAACTCAATGGGAAGTTGCTTTGCACGATGGAAGAAATACCTATCTAAAATTTATTGGAGGTAAAGCACCAGAGTTTAATTTCAAATTAAACTACAAAGGCAAAAACGACGAAGGTAAATTTGAAGAGGGAATGGAGATCGCAGTATTTAGTGGATCGACTCCTTCCGCTATGAGAGTTGAAGTTCAACTTGAAGACAAGTCTATTGGGTACGATAAGTATTCTATTGTTAATCCTGTTCCTGCTGATGGGACAGGCTCCATGTCTTACAACACAGGGCTTACTCCAAATAGATTTAAAGAGTTGCTTGGCCCTTTAGTCGGCAAATTAAACGTTGCAAGATTGGTTAACAAAGGCCTTATAAAGATTGTACAAAACCAAAGTGATGTACCTAACGCACCATTGGAACTAGGGGTAAAGTCAGTAACAAGAAATGGCGAACTTATATTTATAACAAATAATATTAGAGAAGAAGAAATTATGCCTGTGTATATCCATGAAGTTGGGGTTCACATAGGGCTGAAAGATTTTTTTAGTAAGTATTTTCCTTCTTTAATAGAGGAAGTTAAACTTAAAAGACAAGACAAAGCATGGGCAGATGCCTTTAAAAATGCTGAGATGGTTGCTAACCAATTTACATTTACTGACAGCATAGCCAGAGAAAACTTTGTTGCTGAAGAAGCAATGGGATACTACATTGAAAGCACAAACAATTTCAAAGATTCTTTATGGCAAAAATTGATTGATGCTTTTAATAGGTCAGTTGCAAAAATAAAAATGTGGTTTAACAAAAAGTTAAGCAACGAAGAAATAGTTTCTTTTATTCGTGGTGCTGTTCGCGGAATGAGTGAAAGGAATTTTGAAGATGCACTGAATAAAGTAGACGAGCAATACTACTCTGTAGCAAACGCAGGTGAACGTGCAGTAGACTATTTGGGCGGCGCTGTTCAAGACAAACTAAAGGATATAGATTCTGCTCGTCAAACAAACTATGTTCAAAAGTCTAATGCTGTATGGGGATCAGTCAAAAAGTTTTTTGATCCATTTGTTGCACTGCCAAAAGCAAGATTGTTTAGGCAGATGAGGTCTTTGTTGCATGGTGATCTTGGAAAGATAGAAGCGTTAGGCAAGGCTGTCATAAAAAACTTTGCTGACTTAACAGAAGCGCAGAACGAAGAACTGTTTAAGTTCTTTACTACTAAGGGACATGTCATAGACGAGAAGACTGTTACCAATGCAGACCTTAGAAGAAAAGCACAAGCCCTAAAGATAGAGATAGAGAACATAGCAGATGCAGGATTGTTAAGGGGAATTTTTCCAGAGGCAAGCATGGAGCAACTGGAAGAACTTAGGGGAGCATACCTTCCAAGAGTTTACATGTACTGGTTGCTGAAGTCAGATGAAAGACAGCCGGGACAAAGAACCTTGGGGTCTATGAGGTATGTAAAGAAAAGAGAAGACGAACTTGTAGAAGAACTTGCTGATTTATGGGGCCAACAGAAAGATGTGCAGTACTTGCTTTATAGGGCAGTTACTGTTCCCCAACAAGACATGGCTATTATTGATTTCTTGTCTGCTCTATCTAAACGCATTGCGTTTTCTGACACGGATGAGTTTAGAATTCTAAATGAAAACATCGCAACAAAAAAAGAACAGATAAAAGAAGCAAAGAAAGCAAAGGATGAAGAAAAAGTAAAGTCTTTAAACAAAGAACTTAAAGACTTGAATACTGCTAAGAAAAATTTTGCAGGGCCAAGAACTCAGATGGGTGATACTCCTTGGGTTATGCCTAATCAGTGGATTGAAATTGAGTTTACTTACCGTGGAAAAACTGTAAAGCAAAGGACAACGCTTGCTTCTTTAAACAACCAGATAAACGATTTGCAAGAACATTTACGTTTAAGTAACAAGGTGCTAAAGGAATCTGCAAAAGAAACTATACAAAAAAGAATTGCTGATTTAGAAATGGCTAGGTTTAATTTTTTCCAATCTATTGAGCCATCAATTAAATCAAAAGATGAGGTAGCAGGAAAAGATCAGCAAGAGAAAATACTACAGCCTTATTATTCTAGCGAGTACGACATAAATAATTTCCGAAGAATACCTGACAATCACAAGTATGGTTCAATGGCGGGGCTTTGGGTTAGGAAAGAAATACATGATGACTTGGTTGGAAACTCTGACATGGTGTACGGAGAAGCAAACATGTTTCAGAAACTGTTTCTTCCTTACGGCAGACATGCCAAGTTAGTTAGCATATATAAAATGATGAAGGTTCCTATGAACCCTCCAACAGTTGTAAGAAACTTTGTATCTAACTTAGTGTTGTTGCAACTAATAGGTGGAGTGCCATTTCATAAACAACCCGCATTACTAAGCGCCGCCTTAAAAGAATTAAGGGGTATGGATTCCGGCAAAGTCTTTACTCATTCAACACAGAAAGATGAGAACGGAAACCCAAGAAAGTTTACAGCCTATGAGTTGGCTAAAGAACAGGGTATTTCCGCATCTACTTTAACCTCTGCTGAAATGAAAAAACTAGAGGAAGTATTTCAGCACATGGAGAAAGATGGTATATGGTCTATTGCTACTGGAGGGAAAAAAGTATGGAACAAGTTAGCAGGATTTAGTGGAGACTTATACCAAAACATAGAACTGCTTGGCAAAGTCATGGCTATCATGCATAAACTTGAAACCAAAAGTCAAAGAGCAGAACTTCAGGATATACTTGCAAACTCTGATACTCCTGAGTTGTCTATAGAAGACATTGCTATTCAGGAATCCAACAGAATTTTGTTTGATTACAGCGAGGTTCATCCGTTTGTTAGAGGCGCTAGGTCTTCTTTCTTGGGCGCACCATTTATAACATTCCAAGTTAAGGTTCTTCCAGAACTGCTGAAGGTTGCTATTAAACATCCATACAGGTTCCTACCCTACGCTATGATGCTTGGCGGAATGCAAGCAGTGTTTGGTTCTATTCCTTGGGTGGATGACGATTGGGATAAACTAGAAAAATTACTTCCAGAGTGGACTAAAGATAATACAATGGTGTTCTTACCTTGGAAGGATTCAAACGGAAACATTCAAGCAGTTGACCTTTCTTATTTCTTTCCTTGGTCATTTTACACCCAAACATTTTCTCATCTCAGGCAAGGAGAATTTAGCAGGGCTTTAGTAGAGGGTGGAATTATGGGGCCAATGTTTCAGATGGCTACCGCTATCTCAACAGGCATTGATCCTTGGTCACAAAGGCCAATATCAAATGAGAACGATCCATTATCTGATAGAGTGTTTGACAAAATGAGTTACATGAACTCAATGATCATGCCTCCTTGGTTAACGAGAACAGGTATTGTGTCGTTGTCTTCTTTGGGAGAAGCCATGTTTAGGCTAGACCCAAGAGAAGTAGAAGGCAAACTTGCAGACCTTATGTTAGGAAGAGAGAACGTATTTGGAGAACCAAGAAGAAGTTTTATGGGAGTGCTTGGCGCGGCAGTTGGGTTGAATCCTTATGCTGTATCCCCTAAAGCAAGGTCAAGACAACTAAGAAGGTTTGATGTAGACATACGAAAACTTGAGTCAGAAATAGATTACGTTAAAACCAACAGGAAGTTATCTAAAAACGAAAGGGTAAGAAAAGTAAACGAGTTGAAGACAAGAGTTGATCAGGCAAGAGAGGACAAGGGCGAGTTTAGAAAAGCAACTGCCAACATAAAGAGGACGCTGTGAGATTGGTATGCGTAGAATGGTTAGACATCTACGCATCAGCAGGGTGGGAAAAAGAAGATGAGATAGAGCCGCAAAACTTTTGGTCTGTCGGATACCTCATCGTTAAAGACTCAAGGGTGCTGAAGATTGCCAACACCAAGGATGCGGAGGGCAACTACTTTGGCATAACTGCCTTCCCCATCGGTTGCGTGGTGTCCATTACTGATATTCCCTCGACAGTTTCCGCTGAGTAACGGCGACTATCTCGTCGTAGTAACCCTCACCATCTAGTTGGTTTAACATAATCACTCCTCTCCACCACTGATGCTCAGTGTCTCTGCACCAGTTCTCAGAGTACTTGGGGTGACTATAGCATCCGGCACTAAGACCGAATATTTTCTGACCGTCAGGCCTCGTCTGTTCAGAATGGTTGTACAAATGGGTGTGACCCTGTACCGCACTACAGTGTAGTTTAGAAACCAGCGTGAAGCCAAGGTGGACGCTACTGATGGGCCTTCCAGATATGCCAGAGGTAAAGTAGTGGCTGAAGGATATCCCTGCTACAGTCAGTACTGACTTGAATGCAGTAACCTTCCATCCGTTCTTCTCGTACTGTAGGTCACTGATACCAATGGCTCCATCTAACTCAGGCGCAGAGTTAGTCGCCCTGCTGATGCGATCCTCATGGTTGCCAAGACACATGTGCATCTTGGGCTTGTACTGCTTGTCCTTGTTCTTCCTCTTCTGGGCGTTGTGCGCCCTCAACGGTTCCATAAGTTTCTCTTGGGCTTCAATACAACTCTGTATATCTTTCTTGTAACGTTTGCCTTCAAAGCCTTTGGTTCCCTTGTCATAGGAAGACAGCGATGGCATGTCAGCAAAGTCACCCAGACATACTATGTACTCTGGCTTGTGTTCCACAATGAAATTACCCAGATGGGTAAACCTCTCATTGTCATAGTCTGGGTTGGTATGTGCATCAGGAATTATAAGAAGGTTCATTTAGCGATCTCCAATACCTTGTTGTACTGTTCCCTGTTGTTACTGACCTTGGCCCATGCGACACAGTTAAAGTCCCTGCACATTTGAGGTCGCTCCTCGTATATGCCACACTTGTAGTTGTCTACTAGGTGAGAGCATCTAATCTTGATGCCAGTTTCTGTGGCTTCAATGTGGTCATGCTTTTCTACTATGGCATGTAACCACTGCATCTTCCTTGGGTCTTTCCAACTGGGGTTGATTTCAATCTCGCAACATAAAGCGCACTTGGTACACAGGCTCTCAGTTATGTCGCTCTCTTGTAGAGGCCAAGGGGAATTAGCCATTAGGTGTATAGTTCATCTATAGGACGCAATTTATCTTGAGTTAATGTATACCCCGGCCCATGCCCCAAGTCGTTTATATTTTTATCAGATAGTAATTCATCTTTTAAGGCAAACCCCCTTATGATATAATCTGGAAACACTCCTGTTACCAACAGGTAAACATCAACCTCTTCCGATCTTGTGTTTAACTTGGCAACTAATTTTCCAGTTTTGTACTTTGTTGTTTTTACATCTATCTTTATCCCTCTATACTTAATATCCCAACCAGAGTCAGGCTCAAGTATCAGGCTTGGGTATACATTTAATACTTTGCTTGCGGCTATTTCCCCGCCAATGCCCTCAAGATCAGTTTGTTCTGATGATTGTTTTCCTATCTGTTGATCCGGTCTGCCATTTTTTCTAGCCAGTTCGTACCTTTGCTTTGCTAAAGTTTTACATACAACCTGTTCACCGAAGTTTAGAGATACGTTCATTGTGTTTCACAGTTCACAAGCACCTCCTGTGCAGGCAAACTCCTGACTGCTAGTGGTAACGTCCTCTTCCTCAAGGATCAAGTCCCAGTCAATCTCCTTTGGTATCTGCTTGGCTCTCTCTTTGTACTCTGTTTCATCACAGTCCTCATAGGGAGCAGACTCATACGAGTGAGCCTCGTCTGCGCTAGGCAGGAAGGACACGCCAGATACAATATCAAAGTTGTGCCACACCCATGCGCCTACCTCTACCCACTCATGCTCCTTGACGTAGATAGTGACTGACGGTTTGTGTTCGCACCAGTGTATAGAGAATCTCTTCCATATCTCAAGATGCTCCAAGGCTGACAGGTCATGTCGGGTCAGAGACTTCTTGGGAGACTTCTGAGGGAACTCAAACACCCAAGCCTCTGCATTGTATGGGTCAGTGTGGTGCGGTATTCCAGAGTCAATGAGGGCCTGTGATAGAGGGTCTTTCTTATCGTTGCGAACCCTCCGAATCAGGTGTGAATTGTAGCGAGGGTGTATCCCTGATGCACTGTTCACAAGTTGGCTGACCGTACCTGACGGCTTGACACAAGTGATGGCGGTACTCTCTGGGATTCCAAGTTTCTTTGCCCACTGTTTGTTTACCCTGATAGCGTGAGTCTTGAGAGACTCCAACTCATCTGCACTGGCGTTCATAACAACAGGGCAATCCATGATACCTGTCAGGCTAACGCCAAGCAGTCTCTCTTCCTCAGTGTTCCTCTTCCATGCGGGAGACAGATACCTAAAGTCAGTTAACGTGGACTGTAGAGTGCCAATGATAGTGGCGATCTCTACCTTGTTCTTGATGTCCTCAAGCGTATCGCCCTCTCTGCATACAGCCTCCGACAGATTACAGAATTGCTTTGGCCTGAGAATAATCTCAGAGCAGGGGTTGCAACCGAACTCATAGTCGCTGTCTCTGCGCTCTGGAACCATGCTCTTTGCGGCTTCACGATTGAAGATGCCACGCTCCCCACTGCGACTCTCGTACAGGGCAGTCCACTCACGCAGGAATACACCCATGTCAGGCTTCTCTGTATAGCATACGCTGTTGTTCGCCAAAGCCCTTTGAGGATTCTCAGCCCACCACTGACCAGACTTGGCATGACGCATACGATCATCAGTCAGATTGGACAGCGAGATAGTGGCTGATCTACGCACACCACCGACTACCACTGACTCCCCGATAAAGCACACCAGATCGTGACACTCTATGGAGTTTAGTCTCCTGCCTGATGCTCCCCTGAACACGCTGACAAAGTGCCGGAACAGTTTTTCCAGTGGCTCTGGGCCTGATGCCCTGCCCCCGAATGTCTTGAGCCTAGCACCCGCAGGCCTGATCTTGGACACATCCCATGTGGGAACCTGCCCCGCATACAACAGGCTGACCAGTTCCTTGAGGGCCTTTGCCCACCCAATCTTGCTATCCCTTACAACGATAACCGAATCGCTGTCGTGGAACTCATCTGCTACGTGAGGTAGCATGTTTATGTAGCCTCGCTCCACACTAAAGCCAACTCCTGTGCCACACATGAGAACATACATGCACTCATCGAATGCTCTTGGGCTGTCGATAGGAAGGTACGAGCAGTTATATCCGGCGACTGCATCCCTGTCCAATGCTTTACCCGCAGTCATCATGCACCTCATGCTAGGCATGACATCCATGTTAATGATGGCATCACGCACAGGCCCCAGATTAATGGACGTTCTGTTCTGGAAGAAGTCTACGTAACGCTCGACTGTCTCTTCCCATGTCTCCCTGCGCTTCTGCTCATCCAGATACTTGGCGTACCTAGACTTGTGTATAAACTTTTGATACTCGTTCATAACGTGACAGGCCCCTCGTCTACTTCGATCTCCAACTTGGCTATCTCAGACATTGGGATGATCCACTTGCTGTTATCGGCAAGGCCTATCTCATACACGGTGATGTCCTTGAAGGTACTCTTGGATGCCATGTCTTGCGCTAGTACCTCCTGCTTTCTGTTTGATTTCTTGGCCCAACATATGGCCCCGATATCTATGATCACTGGATATTGCTGAAGGATCACAGTCCTTGTTCCCTGTGACCGTTTAAAAAACCTTACTTCTCTGTAAAATGACATTCAAGTTCCTCGTAATCGTCTTTCAGATTCTTTTTGATTGCGTACTCTATGTACTCTTCAAGAGAGACTCCCCAAAAACTTTTGAATACATCGCTCCAGTTTTTTGAGGAGTCTTTTCTCGACTTACGGTAGCAGTATCTAGCAAATGAATACTTCATATGCTCTGCTAGGTCATAGTTCAATGACCTTACATTAGAAGGGAATATCCTCTCCCTTCTCGACTACATCAGCGGTGTGCTTCTCTCCTCCTGCACCTCCTAGCATCTGCATTGTGTACCCTGTGATCTCTGTTACGTACCTCTTGATTCCCTCCTTGTCCTCATATGAACGGTTAGCAATTCTTCCCTCGACATAGATTTGTGATCCCTTGTTTACGTACTGCTTGATTACATCGGCAGTCTTACCAAAGAACACAACCCTGTGCCAATCGGTTGTCTTGTTTTCACCGTAACCGCTGTTGGTTGCCAGTGAGAAAGACGCTACTGTGTCTCCCGATTTAGTCTCGCGGAACTCAGGTTCCTTGCCAACGTGACCCACTAATATCGCTTTGTTTACGCTTGCCATCTAGCATCATACCTCTTGGTTAGTTTCCATAATTGTAAGGCCGCTTCAAACATACTAAACAGCCTCCCTCTTTCTTCCCATTGGTGTTCTGCTACATAACCGGGAGAAGAAAACGATACAAAAAGGTTGAGGAGTTTCCTGCCTCCACCTATCCCGTGATTGTAAGCCGCCAGTTGTACACCATAAGAGTCGTACACATCAGGCTTCTTACCTTCATCCAAAACTTCCTTGGTCTTGAAGTCAACCACCCACTCATCAGAGTACACATCTATCTTACCTCCGTACCCCATTGGGTGAGCGAATGACTTCTCCACCTTCCAGTCCTGATCGCCACAAACTTCTTTCATCTTTGCGAGAGTCTGCATGACCATGTGTATTTCGTTTGGGTCTTGTGATCCACAACTTCCAGTGAGTAGTTGTTGTTCAATCAGGTTGTGCATGTACGTCCCTCTCTCAGCAGACTTTATCGAATGCTCTTTGGACAATGCAAACACACGCTTCTTGAACGCTGACTCCTCTTCATCCCAGAACTGTCTTGATTCTAGCATTGACCCAAACAACTGGTCTTGAAAGTATCTGTTCAAACCGGGAGAGGCAACCACATCTTTCCAAACGGTAGACACGGAAGGAACCCAATCATGTTTACGAGCGTCACGCAAGGTGGTATTACGCATACCTGTCTTGCCCTCAATTTCGTAATGCGGGTTGCCTTCCTTGTCATACCAGTGACTCATTTCCAATGACTCCAATAGTGTTCTTGTTTGAAGTTAAACTCTTTTGCCAGATTATGTATAGCAGATTGAGTTTCCAGACAGTCATTAGCCATCGCTGATCCAACCTCTAAAACATCTCTAAGAACATCGCTTGAACTGTTGATAAGTTTTAGAAGTAACTCCCTTTGCTCATCAGTGATCTGTTTCGCTATTCTCTTAGCGGGTTTCTTTGCTACTTTCTTCTTAGCCATTCTTAAATTCCTCTGATTCATCTTGACCATAAACACCATACTTGTATGCGCCGGATAGTTTGAGTACAGCACGTGACAACGCTCTCTTCTCTGCCATCTCTACGACATACAACGTTGTGACATTCCCCTCTCTTCCTTTGCCAAACAACGCAGAGGCAAAGGTTTCAATGGTTTTGTCACCCTTCGTTGCAACTGCTTTCACAACTGCAAAGTCTTTCTGAGGCGGTACGCTCATCAGTTCAAACGATACCTTGATATCGTTGGCGTACTGTATCTTCTCAATCCCTGTCCTTGTGATGATAGGGATATTCTTTCCGCCTCGCTCAAGGTTAAAGATGTCCTCCTTAACTATGAGGTCGTTCTCTTTAACCAAGTCATTGAGGAAGTCTCGTTTACTTACCGACATGTTCTTCCTCCCACTGTTGCCATTGGGCTACGGTCTGCTCGTATTCCTCTTGGCCTTCCATCTCCTGAATTTCTTCTTCAGTCATGTCATCCATATTCAATATGCTCCATTCGTACATTGAGTTGGTTTGCTAGTTGCTTGACCCTTTCGATCAAGCCCGACATCTCCTCGACATCAAGTTCAGAGGTACTGCGTACTCTGGTTCTGGGTGTGCCGTCGAGTCCTGTGTATTCTGCACTACCAAGATACTCCTGACTGACATACTCCTTGATCTCTTCTACGCTGTGTCCTGTGCTTTCTGCCAAGGCCCTAATTATAGCATGGAATAGATTGTTCTGCTCCACGCTACGACTATTTTTATGCTCCCTGATTATGACTTCTTGCTTCTTACCGTCTAGGTCTATGTCAGTGACGGCATCTATGCATCTCCACTTAATGTCTTCTGATCTTATCACGTACCTCTTCACCTGATATCTCCTTGAATAGTTCCTTCATACCTACGGTTGCTCCCTCTATGAACACCCCCCTTAACATTTCTTTGTAAGGCCCCATCTCTGTGTGTACGAAAAGCAACTTGGGGTATATGTCATCCTCAAAAACCTTGTCGATTCTTTCCAGTGTCTCCACTGCTCTGTCTTCTATCAATTTAGTTTATCCATGAAGGTTATGTTCTTGACCTCAACCCGATACGTAACGTTGTTGTTGACATATATGTTGTGGTCTAACTCTTGGGAAATTATGGCTCTCATAATCTCATCGTCCGGTTCGCCATCGTGTTCAATCTCTATGGATACTAAGACATCTTTAGTACGCCACACTCCATCGCTTTCCCTATCATCTGCAACGTCCATCTGTACTGTGTCTCCTTGTCGTGTTCCAGAGAGTGGCAGTCCGAGTGACACTGCTGACAAACTGGTATGGTGAAATAGTCAGGAACTTTTCTGCCCATGCCTGCCCCAAGAGAACTGCTTCTTAGATGGTGGACTTGGACAGGGTGTGTTCCGCAGTGAATACATGGGTGTTCCGCTACCCACTGCATGTACTTCCTGCTTTTCATTGGTTGATTATATCATGTGGATTTAGTATAATCCCAAGTTCGTCTAATTTTTTAGGATAAATTATGAGCCTAAGAAGAATACTCAAGGCACTAGACCTTGACCTCACAACGTCTGAGAAAATGATTCTTATCCTTCTATCAGACAATGCTAATGATGAGACAGGAGAATGTTGGCCCTCACAAAAATACCTCGCTAACAGAGCGGGAATGTCCAGACAGAATGTTAACTTAATTATCAATAAGTTACGTGATAAAGGACACATATCTTTTGAACACAGGAAGGGGGAGAATGGACAGAGAAGTAACATGTACCGAATCCTTACCCTGTCAAATGAGATGACACCCCCTGTCAAGTCAGATGACACAGAATCTGTAATAGAATCTATACATATGGTGAACAACAGTATCTGGGATGTATGGGAGCAGTTAGCAGGGCCTAATTCCAGATCAGTATTGGGCCAGTTAATCAAGAACAATGGCGAGAATGAGGTAGCCAAAGCCATAGGCATTGTGCTGTTGAAAAGACCCGCTGATCCCAAGCAATATCTGTACGGCATACTCAGAAACAACAAGCCAAAAAGAAAAGGATTCCAAGCATGAAAGACTACTCAGATTTTGGTATCAAGTTCACTGGCACAGGCGGTCAGGTTGCAACCACTTGTCCTAAGTGCAGTAAGGACAGGCGGAAGAAGAACGCCAAGTGTCTGTCAGTAAACACAGATGAGAAGATTTGGTTGTGTCACCACTGTGGTTGGAGTGGTAGCCTGTTGTCGGGTACTGATGACAGCCTTGGTTTACACTGGCGTAAACCTGAGTTCAGAAAGCCAGAGCCTGTACCCAAGAGCGATCTGCCAAAGGCTACGATTGAGTGGCTGAACAAGAGAGGCATATCAGAGGAGACAGCCATAGACTGTGGTGTTGGCATGAAGAAGGTGTACATGCCTCAGTCTGAGGAGGAGAAGATGGCCCTCACGTTTCCCTACTACCGCAACGGTGAGTTGGTGAACGTGAAGTACAGGTCAGGCTCCAAGGAGTTCAGGTCTGAGGTTAATGCAGAGCGCATACTGTATGGGCTTGACGATATCTCAGATGAGGATGGGATTGTTATCTTTGTCGAGGGAGAGATGGACAAACTATCTCTGTATGAGGCGGGGATAAAGCAATGTGTCAGTGTTCCTGATGGTGCGCCATCCGTTGAGTCAAAGAACTACTCATCCAAGTTTGAGTTCCTCAACGAGTCACGTATCAACGGAGTGGAGAAGGGCAGGACTTACATCATAGCGGTGGACAACGATGCCCCCGGTCAGAGACTGCAAGAGGAACTGGCACGTAGACTTGGCAAAGAGGTATGCAGTAGGGTGACATGGCCTGAAGACTGCAAGGATGCCAACGATGTACTGGTCAAGCATGGCAAGAAGGTGTTGGCTGAGTGCATCGAACATGCGGAGCCATACCCCATAGCGGGTACGTTCACAGCCAGTGATCTGTCCGACAAGTTGGGTGAGTTGTATGACAACGGATTGGAGAAGGGAATTTCTACAGGTTGGTCGTGTCTCGACAAACACTACCTAGTCAGGCCGGGATGCTTCTCTGTGGTGACAGGTATACCATGCAGTGGCAAGTCCAACTGGATTGATTCTATGATGGTGAACATAGCCAAGAAGGATGGTTGGAGGTTCGCCATCTTCTCACCAGAGAATCAGCCACTGGAGGATCACATGTCCCGCATCATGGAGAAGTATGTTGAGGCCCCATTTAGACAGGGCTTTACAAGACGCATGACCAAGGAAGAACTGAACTACGCCAAGGATTGGGTGAAGGAACACTTCCACTGGATACTGCCAGAGGATGATGCAGAGTGGACACTGGGGAAGATACTGGAGACAGCGAGGGGATTGGTCAGGAGGCATGGGATCAGGGGCTTGGTGATTGATCCGTGGAATGAGTTGGAGAGTGCGAGGGGTGCGTTCTCTGAGACAGAGTACATTGGAGTGTGCTTGAAGAGGGCGAGACAGTTCGCCAGAAGGTACGGCATACACCTGTGGATAGTTGCCCACCCTGCCAAGATGTACCGTGACAAGGATGGAGGCTACCCAGTGCCTAGCCTGTGGGATATCTCAGGTTCTGCACACTGGAGGAACAAGTCAGACTCAGGTGTGGTGATCTACCGTGACCTGTCAGACCCTGACTCCAAGTTGGTAGACATCCACATTCAGAAGCAGAGGTTCAGACAGGATGGTGCTATGGGAATGGCATCGCTTAGATACAACCCAATCGTAGGAGATTACCATGAAGTTAACTAACGAACAGGCAGAGGAAGTATTGATTGAACTGAGGGAGTGTGAGTTAGAGATCAGGGAGATTGCCAAGATGTTCAACGTGTCTGTCAAAACTATTTCTTTAATAAACAAAGGAAAAATCTACAAAGTTAAGGATTATAATTACCCTGTTCGGGAAAGGACTCGTGAGTACAGGGAGCCGGGATGCAGGAGTGAGTTCTGGGATAATTACTACCCAGAATCACAATCAGTTTTAGATTACTAAAGGTTTCTTAAGTGAGTGAAGGAGAGGAATTATTTCTTAGTCAGTGTGTAGCCTGTGGCCTCCCTGTTCCAGAGAGAGAGCATGCATTTCTGGAGCGGAGGAGGTTCAGGTTTGACTTTGCTTGGGTCGATCTGATGTTGGGGGTTGAGATTGAGGGAGGGGTGTACTCCAGAGGTAGGCATACCAGAGGGGTGGGGTACAGTCGTGACCTAGAGAAGTACAACTTGGCGGCGATGCATGGGTGGACTGTGTACAGGTTCACCACGCAGGATGTGAAGAGCGGTGTGGCTGTTGGGTTTACGACAATAATAATAAATAAAGGGGGATTGATTGATGGGTATAAGGATATCGGCGGAGAACTTATGCTCCCTGACTCCAACAACAGAACTAAACCAAAGGCCAAGGGTAAGGCCTGAAGTTATATGCTACGTGTTGGCAGGGATATCTAAGGAAGCGTCTAACTTTGTCAGACTGAAGTACGCCAATGACGAGAGCAACATGAGGCCAGTAGCCCATGAACTGGTGAGGCGTGTGAGGAAGAGAGCGCCCAAGGTTCTGAGTGATGGCGCTTTGTGGAAGTTGGCACTGATTGCAATACGAGAATCCATAGCAGACCACATGTGTGGCACGTGCAATGGAAAAACATGGGTGAGTACAGGAACTAAACAGATTGTGTGCTTCACATGCAAGGGAACAGGGAAGAGGAGCAAGAGGAGCAAGGACATAGCGGAGGATTTGGAGATGTCGCTGAAGTTCTACAACAAATACTGTAGATATATTGTGGAAAGGAATATGTTGGGGATACTTGCTACATATGAGGGGGAATTGCACAATGCCTTCAGAAATAGGCTGTGAGAGGCCCTGTAATGGCCTGTATTGAACGATCTCTAGTGGACTGGTAGGGTGGTACAGGGTAGGCTAAGTTGACCG